AACGATGAGACGATCTACCGCCACGCCAAACTGAATAAGAACCTCGGCTATCGCAAGTGGGCAAAGCGTTTCATTGATGAATTCGGTGAGTACATCACGGGCGACGGGGTTGCCTGGTTGCATGACGACATCGACCAAGATGAGATGGATGCCATGCTCGCAGAACTGTAAGGGGTCGCCCCCTTCCATGCTACAATACACAAGAACACAACCCCACACCATGAACGCCACCGCTTTTAATCTTGACAACGCCGTTCGGATCTATGAGGAGACGATCGCTCCTCTTCATGCTCGCTACCTGTCAGAAGACAATGCAGGCGGCAAGATGAGAGCATCGATGGGCGACCTCTATGAGGACGTGGCACAGGCAGTGATCTATGCAGTCGATCCCTCCATCGTGTGTAAGCACAACGATTATATCATGATCGAGAGCAGGGGAGGCAAGAGCTACAAGAAAACACAGGTGGACATCCATGCATACAAGGATGGAGAACTGATCTTTATTGTAGAGGGCAAGACCTATCTAGACTCCTCCATGCTGGACCGTGCCTGCAGTGAGTTCGACAAGATCCGCCGTGTCTACCCTGGCATCCCTGCCGCTGTGTTCACAGGACAGGACGCCACCGACCCAGACTCTGCCGCTTGGTTTGCTGATGAGACAGAGCATCAAGTCTTTGTGGTTAACCAGACCAAGCAACGCAGAAGCACAGCGCCGATCTTTGAGACTGCCGACCCGCTCGACGCCATGGCACTGCAGGCATTCGCCCGATGGGTTGACTCCTGCATCTAATCTGGTAGACTATCCAAAGAACACAACCCACAGCATGATGATTTCACTAGACACCAGAGACCACAGCAGCGCCACCGACAAGATCCAACTCTACCCACTGTCTCGCCTGGTGTTTATCCATTGGTCATCGGGTCACTACTCACTGCACCGTGCTCGCATGCGTGACATGTTATTACTATTAGACCAACGAATTGGATTCGGTGAGTGGTGCAATCGTTACGCTCTTAACTAACACTAACCTAGACAACACTATGTAACACAGGGGGCAGTAAAACGCCCCCTTTATTGTATACCCCCGAATGCCGAGCGGGACTCCTACCACTACTCTAACCTACAAAGTGTTACCCAAGCAAGATAAATATTCCAAGGAAATAAAAAAATTTCCCCAGAAAAAATTTCCCCAAAATAGTTGAATCATGAAAGACTACGATCGCTTTATTAATAAGCAAGCAGAAGTATTGAATGAGTTCGATGATTTCTGCGAACAATTCGAGAAACGTGCTGCCGAGAACTTTAAGAACCCAAACAAACAAGATGAAAGATTTGAACTCCTCCGAGAAATCAGCGAACCTGGAAGAGGTGCTATCGATAGCATTCCAGGAGATACGGGAACTGAAAGCTGAAGTCGAGCGTCTAAAGTCTCCAAGTCTCATGTATAGACGCCCTGGTGCTGTCGCACATGAGAAGATAACAGATTACTTGGATGATGTAGATAAACGACTAAAGAAATTAGAATAATGGCAATTCTCATACCTGCAGGAACATCATTTACTTTAGGATCTGGACCTGGGTGGAGGATGTTGCCGCCTCCGAGTAACTTTGTGATACCTGGAATGTTTCGAGATGGTATAAATCTGAATATCTATGAGAACGTGGGGGTAGTGAATGTCACTGCTCAAGCAAACTTGGTATGTCCTGGAGGAACACCTGGTCCCTCACAGCCGAGTCCCGAGTTAATCACAGGTATCAGTATTGGTATCATGCCACCTGGTTGTATTGTACTAGCGGGTGGTGTACCGACTATACCAGAGATGTTAGTAGGCACTGATGCTGTGACATTCGGGAGTATCAGTGTAGCACCTGGAGTCACCACATTAGTATTGCCAATCCCACTCATTGGTAATTACACGGAGAAGTGGATGTATGATATGCAGGCAGGTTTTGGAGAAAGTTACAAAGGTAGTACAATACCACGTACCAGGGACAATATGAGGGGTGTCACATTTCAGGGAGGACTTGGAGTGCAGAAAACCTTTAAGCGTGATGAGAAGTTAAAAAGAATCAGTGGATCGGGAAGGCTCTCTGCATATCAGGCAACACCTGAAGGTAGGGAGTTTGTTGGACCTTTTGTACATGATATAGCACAGAGGGGTAGTAACTATGTACATGCTTATAAACCGTCTCTGATCAAAACTCTGCGTTTTCATTATGAGATTACAGTTACGAGTACATGTCCACCATACATCTGGAAGTTCCCAGCATTTATCGATGTAGATAACAACTGGCAAAATCACACGAAGCGTACTAAATATCGTTTAAGTAAGCAAACCGAAGCAAGAGAAGGATAATGCCAGCAGGAAGTGGAATCAGTCGAATGAAGGATTTGGAGAGTGGTCATCAGTGTTGGCCACCTGTACCTGTAATTACTGGTTCATTGAATGTTTTTGTGAATAAGATTGCAGCAGTAAGAGTTGGTGATGTAACTGCAGTTCATGTATGTGGAAATAAACCACCACATACTGATAAGTGTGTGAAGGGGTCTAAAAGAGTCCGAATCAACAAGATGGATACTATGCGTATAGGTGATCTGTTATCCTATGGTGCAGTGATGACAGAAGGGTCTCATACGGTATTGGCAGGATTGTAGATCTGTGGTATAATACTAGAAGTTCATCATTAGAATAATGGCAAAGTTTAATCGAGCGTTGACGGGTAATTCGTTCATTGAACCAATTCCCAAGAAGAGTCGTCAAGGCAATGGTAAGAACACCAAGTATGCAGCAACAAGTCGAAACAGTGCGAAGAAGCGTTATCGTGGACAGGGTAAGTGAATTTAATTTGCAATCTTCCTGCAGAGAAGGTGTGGGTTCGTAAGGAATACTTACGAGATCATCAAGACGGGCATGGGGAGTTTGTAGAGGGCGTCTGGGTATGTGCTAAAAGCATACCTGGGCGTGCTTTTTACTTTGAGACATACTTGCCTACATATGGAGCAATGTATGACAAGCTACCTATCAGTGCATTTGTAAGATCACCTAAAACACCAGATGTTGATATGAGTCTGGAGAATCTACAATTTTGGAATTGTATGGATTATGGGGTAGCATGTATGAACAAGGGATTTGTATCATCAATGGACTGTGAAGTCTTTACAAGAGACCATGGATTGATGAAAGGTCAATACTTGTTTACATTAGATAACTATCATGCAAACATCGATGTTATAGATAATAATGTAAGTGAGGTGCCACAAGAGCACAAGTCGCATAATTGTATCGCTCTAAACAACGGTCAGTATGCACTATATCCTAATAATAGAATGCGCTTGTATGACCTCTCTATAACCCCCCAGGACCCTCAATTCCCTGACTTTAAGGTATCCACTATAGAATACCAAGTAGAGGCAGGAATTGACTGGGGACGCCTAGGAGACACTGACGATTATTTCTGGCAAACACCAAAGGAGAAAGAAAATGGGTAATTCACCAACTGATAAGAGTAAAGATTTTATCAAATCAGGAATGACTCTTATCACTCAAATAGAGTCTGATAGGATCTTAAAAAAGATCAAGACAGAAGATAAGAAAAAGGACCATAAATAAACAATAAATCGTGTTATTGTGCCCAATCAACAGTCTTTTAAAGATTTAAAGGTTACTATGAAGCCTCATCCAATTACGGGTGACTTACTAGTAACTAAAGACGATGCATCTGTTAAGCAGTCAGTTGTTAATCTTATATTGACTACTCCTGGAGAAAGATTCTTCGACGATGAGTTGGGTTGTGGTATTTCTGAATTACTATTTGAACCACTTGATTTTGGTACAGCGGGTTTGATTGAAGACCAAATCAGAACCACTTTGAGGAAATACGAGTCTAGGGTCACATTGACAGATTTGGCAGTTGACCCAAACTTTGATGATAATGCCTTTGACGTTGCTATTGAGTTTATAATTCGTGGTCGTCAAGACGAACCACCTCAAAACGTCAACTTCCTCTTACAGAGAACCCGATGAAGTACATTCAAGTAAATAATTTAGATTTTGCAGATATCAAGACTGCGCTCAAAGATTACTTAAGAGCGCAGACTGATTTTGTCGATTTTGATTTTGAAGGGTCTGCCTGGAGTAATTTGCTAGATGTACTAGCATATAATACGTATTACACCGCGTTCAACACGAACATGGTGGCTAATGAGTTGTTTTTGGAGTCAGCAACACTCCGTGATAACGTTGTATCTCTTGCGAAACAATTAGGATATAAACCAAAGTCTATTGTTTCTCCGCAAGCAACAGTTAATTTTCAAGTAAATTTTACAGGAACATACCCAAGTGTCATTACCTTGAAGAAAGGCACGGGATTTGTTACTACATTTGATGATCAGTTATATCGTTTTGTCGTAATTGATGATTACAAAGCGGGGGTTGTTAACGGTCAAGCAATTTTTGAGAACGTTGTACTCCAAGAAGGTACTCTCATTGAAGAGACTTATACCAAGTCTACGGTATTAAAAAATCAAAAGTTCATTCTAAAGAACAGTGGTGCGGACACAAGCACACTGCGTGTCAAGGTATTCCCCATCGAGGGAGCATCAGAGTTTGCATACTACAATCAGATCAACAATATCATTGATATTGGAGCATCTGACAAGATCTATTACGTAGATGAAAACGCTGATGAGCAATATCAACTCTTTTTTGGTGATGGTGTAGTTGGATCTGCGCTAGAGAATGATAACTTTGTTGAGGTATCATACTTAATTTCTGGTGGTGCTGCAGCAAATGGCGCTAGTGTATTTACATTTAGTGGTGTTCTACAGGATAATAACGGTACTGCATACCCACTTACGGTAACTAACATTACAACAGTTTCTGCAGCTGATGGTGGAGCGGGAATTGAAAGTATTGATAAGATTAAGTTCAATGCTCCTAAACTATATGCCACACAGAACAGAGCAGTTACTGCAATGGACTATGGTGCTATTGTAAGAGAAATTTATCCTGCAGTATCTGACATCATTACATATGGTGGTGAAGAGGAGAGATACCCTGAATTTGGTAAAGTCAAGATTGTCATCAAACCAGATAGTGGTGCTACACTTTCTAGTGTGACTAAAAAGCAAATTATTGCTAGATTGAAAGACTATGCTGTAGCATCAGTCACTCCAGAAATCAAGGATCCATCAATCTTGTATCTAGAACTAGACAGTAGAGTCAGTTTCAATACACGTATTACAAATCAATTCCCTACTGATGTTAAAACTAAAGTCACTAATTCAGTAGAAGAGTATACTAAACTATCTGATACCGAGAAATTTAACGGCAAATTTAGATATAGTAAGTATGTTGGAGTAATTGACAACGCTGATCGTTCAGTTACTTCCAACACTACGACAGTAATGATGAGGAAGGATTTCTATCCACAAATCAATACTACTACTTACTACGAACTTTGTTTCCAGAACCCATTTAAGTTGTCATGTCCTGAAGATGGACCTGTTGTTATGTCAACAGGATTCAAGGTCACTGCTTATCCCAATGTTGTCGTTTATTTTGAAGACAGGGATGGTAAAATCGTCCTATATAGATTGGATCCTGGTACAGGTGAAAAGATTGTCCTGAACGACAATATTGGCGATGTTGATTATGAGGAAGGCGAAATCAAATTATATGATGTAACCATCTTACAGGGAACCTTCTTTGACAACAGAATCTCGGTTCGAGTGATCCCACGTAACAATGACATCAGTGCATCTAGACACATGTATCTAGATTTAGATGTTGCAAATAGCAAGTTCGCGGTATATCCAGAGTAATAGATGAGTACACAGATTTCGGCTCTAATTGAAGACCAACTTCCTGGGTTTATTGTTTCTGAATACGAAAACTTTTCGAGTATTTTAGAAGCATACTATCGACAACAGGAATCGGTCGGTCAACCTCTTGATATCATCAGCAACATTACGAAATATCGTGATGTTGATTTTTATGAGAAGAATTTACTGAAAGAATCTACTACAGTTGCTTTGACTGTAAATGCATCCTCCACGACTTTGGTAGTCGCTGATGCTAGTTCATTTCCAGAGAAGAACGGATATATTAGAGTTGGAACAGAAATCTGTTTCTACAAAGAGAGAACAGATACAGAATTTTTAGATGTCTCTAGAGGAGTGAGTGGTACAACCATTCTCGGAGACCTACACAATGAGTCCACATTTGTGTCTACATCAGCAGTAGACCACTATGTTGGTGAAGATGTACATAACTTAAGTCATCTGTTCTTGTATGCCTTTGTAAGGGCATTTGAGCGAGAGTACCTAGTTAACTTCCCAGAAGCATACTTGAAGGATGATGTAGACAAGAGACTCCTAATCAAGAACATTGGAGACTTCTACAAAACTAAAGGTGGCAACAAATCTATCAGATTCATCTTCAATACTATTGTATCAAAGAGATCTGATGATATTCCAACTACATACTTTCCAAAAGATAGCACAGTAAAGGTATCGGAATCTGATTGGTCTGCTGTATTTGCAGTACAAGCAATCGTTTTGAGTGGTGATGCCAATAAATTGATTGGTAAGACTATTATCCAGCAAGAGGATAAGAATTCTATTGGATCTTCATATGCATCTGCTAATGTAGAGAATATAATCCAAATTGGTAAAGTAGGAGACTATGGTCTTTATAATTTAATTATCGACCCTGTTTCTGTAAATGGCAATTTTAACATCCCCCAAAAGACAGTGCTGGACAGGGTTTTGGGGACCTCTCTTACAACTAACGATACAATCACTGTAGACTCTACTTTAGGTTGGAGCTCCCAAGAAGGGTTTGTGCAGATCAATGGTGAGATCATTGAGTACGAAGGAAAAACAGCACGACAGTTTGTTATCAAAGAACGTGGAACTGTCACGAGAATTCACAATGTCGGTGACATTGTAACTAGTTACTCTAATGTAAGAAGTGACGATGTTAGTTTGCTTCTATATGGTATTCTAACAAAACTTTCTCCAGATGTAGTATATCCTTACTCACAAACAGGAGATAAGATTCAGATTTCTAAACCTGGATTTGAAACTAGAAATACCATCATTTATGACGAATCATCTAGATCTGTAAGGTGGAAAGTAAATACCACAGGTGCTTATGCTTCGGTTCCTCTTAATCCTGGTGTAGGTCTCCCACTTCAAAAATATTTGGCTGATGTCAGTGCTGTCTATCAAGACGGTCAGTATTACTATATTGCTACTTCCTCATATCCATCTACACCTATTCTTACTGGTCAAGATCAACCTAACTTGGTTGATGGAAATCAACTCAAGCTTATTCCCAAAACTACTAGTACGACCACTGAAGTCTATAAAACCCCATTTAGAGACATCGGTGTATTTGTAGACGGTAGTATTGCTTTTGGATATAAAAGCGAGGATCAGATTGCATATGGCAACATCCAATCTTACACATTGACCTCCAGAGGTTCTGGATACACAAAACCTCCTTTTGTTCTTATTAATGGTGAAGAGCAACTAGCTTTGTCAACTTTAGTCGGTGATACTGTAAACTCTGTATTTACTCGTCTCGATAAGAATTATACAGCAGATCCTCTAGTAGAAATTGTTAGTGGACGAAATGGTGTAGCAGAAGCTATTGTAACTTCTGGAGAAATTACTAGTATTCGTCTAATTAATGCTGGAGAATATTATTCAGCACCCCCAGTTGTTGTTATTACCGATTTGGCAGGAAAAGGTAGATTTGCAGAATTTAGAGCGACTGTTGATACCAAAGGTAAGATTACTGGATTTGAACAAGTTGATGGTGGTAAATTCTATACTCAAGAGAATGTACGAGTACAAATTGTAGAAGAGGCAAGAAACAATCCTGCAGCAGCAACTGCCACGATTTACAGGTGGGTAAAAGACCGATATTTTAATAATTCTAATTTCATTGATGATAACGGTGGTCTTGCAATAAAAGACCTCATAGAAAATGAATTTTACTATGGTGTGGTTGCAAACCCCAAACGTCTTCGTTTTAGACTAGGGGACAATTTAACACCAACTCAATTCCAAGAGACTCCTACTTTAACACACTCGCCCATCCTAGGTTATGCCTATGATGGCAATCCGATTTACGGTCCTTACGGTTACAGCAACCCACTATCTGATCAATCTTCTATTGCAAGGATGAATAGTGGATATCAGCTTAAATCCAGTCGAACTGATGGTCCAGTAGACGCTCCATATGACATGGGAACGTTTGTAGATGACTATGAATGGATTGCTACTGTTGATACTGGTAAGACTCGTCTTGATGTTAATAATGGTAGATTCTGTGTAACACCAGAATATCCACAAGGTACATATGCATACTTTGTGACTATTGATGCTACTAATACTCCTGCGTACCCTTATATCCTTGGAGAGAACTTCTATTCTCTACCAGTTAGGTCTAACTACGAAAGTAAAGTAACTCAAAGATCTATTCCCATCACATCTGAACGTTTATTCATTCCAGGAACGTTGAAGAATGGTTCTGAAGAAATTGCGTATATTGATACTGTAAGTAAAGGATTTGTTAATACAGTAGATATTGAAGATTCTCAACCTACGTTCCAAATTGGATCAAGAATATATGTAGATGACAGTGGCACTGGTGGATCTGGTGCTGCTGGTATTGTTGCATCTACATTTGGTAAGACTGTCTCTGGTATTGAGTCTAAAGAGACCAAAGCAGCTCTATTGACATCTCTTTCTAGCTTCTTTGCATTTGAGGGTGATATTATCACTCAAGAAACTACAGGTGCAACTGGTGAAGTTATTAGAGACATTTCAGAAGAAAATGAAATTGGTGTCAGAAATATCACTGGATCTTTCGAGTCTGGATATGAAATCAATTCTTCTACTCAAGTAATCAATTTACTACTATCTCAAAACAGTTCTTACACTTTAGGAGAAACTCTTGCTTTAGTTCTATTTGAGGATCCAACAACAGAGATTGCTACTGGAGAAATCCTAAATCAAACTATTGACCAAAATTCAGTTCGTCTGAAGGTTACGAGTGGTGATTTTGCTGATTATCTCAATTATAATGAAGGTGAAGTAATTCTTAAAAGTTCTGACCTAGGTAATACTGCAGGAACAGAGATTGTAATTATCAATCAATTGAGTAGAGATATTAATATTACTGATGTTGATGAGTCTATTGCTATTCTAGAAACAACTGAAAATCATGACTTTGGTACTGGAGATATTATTAATATCACAGTAGATCCTGATCCTGCTACTACAGAGACAACTTATTATGTAACGAAGAAAAAGTTTCAAGAGATCACTTTACTTCCAAATGAATATAGTGCAAAGGTTGATGATACTGGTGTTGGTGAGTCTACTGTACTTGGTTTAGGTAAAGATTACATTTCTGGGGAGTATACTGATGTCCCTCTTGTATTTGCTAATTCTGCTTTGTCGAGATCTGACGTAGTAGCAGCAAAGGCATCTGTAAGTGTAGATACTGCTAATTTTGATAATAGCGGTAATATTGGTAATATTACCATCACTAGTGCTGGTGCAAATTATAAAGCAGACGATATCTTAACAATTGATCCATCTGCTATTGCTAAAGTAGATGCAGCTGATTCAGACATCTCTCCGATTCTATCGATGGTGTATTTGAATCAAACAGAAGTTGATTCTTATGCACAGAAAAGATTCTTCGTTGCTGAAGCAGATTATCCAACTGTTGTAACAGCACTGGGCACTCCTGGCGGATTCTTCCAAAATGATTCTGGTGGCACTAATCTCATCTATATTTCTAAAGATGATGCAAATTTTTCCATCACTTACTTTGTTGCTGATACTGAAGGTGAAGATTTAACTACTTCAGATACTATTAGTGGTGTTGCAATTACTAGTGTTGACATATACAGCCCTCCAGGTAGTCTTAAACCCCAATACAGATTTGAAGATGATCAAGGTGAGCGAAACCCAGATTATGAAATACGAGTAGGATCTACTCTTACTTTACAACCAATGCCTGGTCATGCAGTGCATGTTGTATCTGACATTGAGTTGGGACTCAAAGATGATGGTCGTGCTCAATTTACTGTCGATTATACAGTTGCTGCTGGTGTTACTAACAGTGGATCTGTAACAGATCCTATTGTCTTTGTACCTACAGTTCCTGGTGTATATCAATATGTCTGTGTAACTCATCCAGAAGCTCGTGGAACTATCACAGTGTATCCTGCACCAAGTGCTGCTGGTCCACTAATTAACGTTGATGCTGTTGGTTTTGGTGTTGATAGAACAGACGTAAACGTTACTAATACTTTTGCAGCATCAGTTGACGATCTTGTATCTATTGGTAACGAAATTATTAAAATTACTGCTGTAGATACAGATAATAAAAATATTTCGGTAGCAAGAGCTCAAGAAGGAACTATTAAAGTTAACCATTCTAATGATAAAGAATTAGTATCTTATTTGCCGAATGACCGATTTGCAGAGGGTACAAGAATTGGAACTGGCGTCAATGCACCAGTAGTTGTTTCTTACAATAAGGAAACTAAAAAACTAATTGTCAACTGGGATTACAATGCAACTAGTCCTGTTGCTTTGACTACAGTATCTTCAATTGTTGATACCAGTAGTCCACAAAAAATCGTTACTGTCGGTTCAGTAGGTGATGTTGTTGATAAGCTTCTATTCTCTACAGATAACACAAGTTTCCTCACTAATCCTATTGTAGATATTCAAAAGTATTATTTCTACAAGTTTGATGTAAGTCATCCTTCGATGTTGAACTCTTACCTTGATATTTCAACCAGTCCAAACTTCAATGTCTTTACTGAAGAAAAAGAAGTTGGTTTGAATGAACCTGGTAATGCTGGTGCGTTTGTGAGAATTAGACTTGGATATGGCGCAAACATTGGAGAACAAACAAGAAAAGATGTTAACTTCACAAGTTACTACTATTTCTTGACTTCTTCCACAACTGATACTGAAGGATCTTATCTTCGTATTGTTGATGACCCTCTATCGGGTAGAAAAGAAGTTGCATATACCACAGACAAAAAAGTTGTCTACAAACTTTCTGATGTTCCTCAATATGATGGAACTGGAGAGATTAGATATACAGGTAGGTCAGTTGGTAAGATTCATTCTATCAAATTAGACAATCTTGGATCTGAATATGATAAGTTGCCAATTATTAAAGGTGTAGTCCCTGCAGATGGATACAAAGCAGTCGTTACTGCTATTAGGGATATAGCCACTAATAACATTATTTCAATTGATATTGTTACTCCAGGTCAAGGATATTCCAAACCAGAAGTTGTTGTTGCTTCTGGTCTAGGAAGTGGTCTTAAAGCAATTGCTGATGTAAAGGATGGTATCATCACTCAAGTTAGAATTACTGATCCTGGTAATTATACCACCACACCAGAACTAGAAATTATTGAAACAGACAATAAGATGTTTTTTGTGTCTGATAATATTGGTCGTCCACAAAACGTTAATTTTGTAAGAAATGGATCTGGATTCCATAGTGATAGTACGATTAGATCAAATTACTATTCACCTAATGTTTTTATTCTTGATAGCTTTGATTTAGATGCATTTAGACCTGGCGAAACTATTGAACAGAAAGTAAATGGTATTATTGTTGCTCAAGGCATAGTTGCTCAAAATGGATGGAGAGTAGGATCTAATATTCTACGTTTGGAAGATATTGTCGGTGTTTTTAAAGAGGGACAGACTATCATTGGAAAGAGTAGAAAGAAAACTGCTCGTATCAAGACAATCAGTAGATCTTCGTTTATTCCTAACATTGTTACTAGAGAAAAAACAATTGGTAGATTTACTTCCGACAGAGGAAAGGTAAGTTCTAGCAATCAAAGAATCCATGATTCTAATTTCTATCAAGATTATTCCTATGTTGTTAGATCTAGGACACCAATCAACCAGTGGCGTGATGTAATTAAGGATACCACACATCCAGCTGGATTTAAGATGTTTGGTGAAGTCTATTTGGAATCTGAAGGTGTATCTAATATGCCTTCTAGTCAAAAAGCATTTAAGTCCACCATGTATTTGTGTGGTCCTCCTCTTGCAGTTTCTTCTTTGTCTACAAAGAGAACTATCCAGCAACAGGTAATTAAAGTAAAAGACTCTAGAGTTGTTAGAGGCGAAGGATCAGTTTCTGTATCCGATTTTGACGAAACTCTTACCAGAGTAAGAGAACTTAAGTTGTCTCCTGCTTTTGACGGTAGATATGACCCACAGACTGGTCTGAAAATTGGCAACAAACAGTTTACCATTACTGATGCTGCAACTGGCACTGCATACACACCATATAATGAGCAAGAAATTTTAATGACCATTGATGGCATTGCACAAAGACCAGGATATTCTTTTAAAGTAGTAGGTAATCAACTTTCCTTCTTTGAACCACCACTTGGTCCAAGAGTTACCGAAGATCAGCTTGTTCCCCCACAGAATGCATATATTAGAGCATTTAAGTTCAGAGAAGATACAGATAATGCACGTTATCTAAAGCGTTTAAAAAATATTGCAGATTCTTTCGATGGCAGAACTAGAATCTTTGATTTGAACTGGGAAGATGGTAGTGTTGTAAAAACACAGGTCAACGAAGACTTGTTTGTATATCTTGATGGAGTATTGCAGCAAGGTTCTTATGAGATCAGAAGATTTTCGAGTGCAAACAAAACAGATCGTATCGCTTTTGTCAAAGCACCCAAAAACTACAAAGATCTTTATGATGCAGATGCTTTTCCACAAGAACTGCAGAACGAAACATATTTTTATGGATTTGGTGTAGGTCTATACGAAAGACTTGGTATCGACAAGAGAATAGTTCCTTATACTCAAAACAATCAATACCTAATCTATGACTCAAACAATAATGTAAAAACTATTGACAATCCATTATATGCATATGTTTATGTGGATGGCGTTCTCCAAAAGCAAGATCTGTCATACAAGATCAATGGAGCTTCAATTACTTTTATGCAACCATTGGAATATTCGGAACAGGCAGATGGATCTTATACTTGTGCAAGAGTAGATATTATCCGTTTGTATGGTAAGAACTATCAATCTACTCTTAATATCTTTAATTATGAACAGGATGCTTTCTATAACAGAGCAACTGTAACTTTTGATGGCGTAGGTACATATGATACCATGTCTTCTTGGTATGTTTTAAATACTAGTGATAGAACTAGTGTTGTTCAAGGAGATAGAGTTTGGGGTGAACTTATCAGTATCCAAAAGGGCACTGGAAATCAATGGATTGCTGTATTAAAATCACAAAATATTGATTTTGTTGCTGGATCTGATGTCACTTTTGATAGATTTGATGGAGATCCTTTGACAATTAGTTTTACAGACTTCTCAATTGCATATACAACAAATGTTGCTGGAGAACGTATTCTCAATCGTGTAGAAGCTAACTATATTCCTTTCTTGCCTACTAATGATTCTTTTGATAGTTATGACTATCGTGGTGAGATTCTGAAAGAGCATCCAACTCTCCGTAGAGGAGATAAGATCATGATTGACGGTGAAAGTGAATATCGTAATATTATTAGTTCTCCACTTTTTGCCAAAACAACTGATTATCGTAAAGGCGGTAATGCTTCTGCTAACTTCTTTGCTAAAGTTGCTTCTTCTGATTATAACGGAGATGTTCTTGGTGAAGGTCTGTCAGTTACAACAACCATTGATACTGGTAAGGTAACCTCTTTGAATTGGAATAGGAGGGAACTAACATATTTCTTCCAAAATAGTATTCTTATCAATCCTACTGCCTATAACTATAATACCCCACCAGTATTAAACTTCATTCCTACGAATGGTGAGGGTGGCGGTGCTAGAGCACAAGTTTTGGTATATGGTGGTCAAATTATTGACATCATTTTAGTAGATGGTGGTTCTGGATATACTGCTCCTCCAAGAGTTGTTATTTCTAGAGGATATAATATTCTTCGTGAAAATAACCATCCAGAATTTTCTTTAATTAGAACTATTTTTGGAGGTCAAGGTGAAGGGTTGAATGCAACTATTCAAACTACATCATCTGTTATTGATCTATATCGACGTAACTTGCTTGAGCATGTTGCTATTATACAATCTCCTAATCCTCTTGGAACCGCGAGATTGATTGGTAGGAGAATGGATTTAGTTACTCCTGAAATTGGAATGGGAATCCCATCCGAGCAGGATATTATTAAACGTATTCAATGTGTTGTAGCAACACAATCACCTGCTGCTATTGAGCAACCAACTTTTATTAGAGTGTTCCTTGAAGTAGAGGATATTGGATTTGCATCATTCCGAGCAGATAAGACCAGATATTTTAATTCTGGTGTTATTGCCTTGGATGAAAATCCAGTTACTTATCCACAATTCTACTCACAAGGTAAATTGGGAGGTACTGTAGCTTCCTTTATTGATTACTTGTACATAGATGTTGGTTATGCAAATGTATCAGGTATTACTCTTGAGCAACTTGAATTGACATATACACAATTCAAGGGTATCAGCGAAGGTGTTGATACTTGGATGGATAATATGGCATTGAATAATACATCACTAACAACTGATGGAACTCTATTCAATCCTGGAATTCCATCTATCCAAGAGCTGATGTCTTATCTAGATGCACCGTTGACTGCATCTTCTATTGTAATCTATATTCCAGATACCACTAATTTCCCTGATAGTGGTAAATTACTTGTCGGTAAAGAACTTGTAACCTACACATCTAAATTATCTGATCGTCTTATTGGTGTTACAAGAGGTGTTGACAACACAACAGCAGCAGCACATACTGCTGGTCAGTTCATCAGAACTATCGGTCTAGAGACAACTCTCTAAAAACACCGTATAAATATAAATAACACAGAAATCCAACCCGTATCTCTTAATTTCAATGGCTGCTATTATCTCGGAAAAGTTTAGAATTTTTAATGCAAAGCAGTTCCTAGAGTCTCTTACTGAAGGCGCTAGTGATACTGGTGCCGACCGAAGTCGTATGTACTTCTTTGTCGGCCGACCCCAAGCATGGGATTCATATCTAGAAGTTTACGCAACAGATGGCGGATCTTTTACCGCTGGTAATCAGGTATATGTAGGTGCCGCACTAGGTTCTGCTACATTCAAAGGGACTATCGCAAAGGTTTGTCCTAATAGTCTACTAATTCAATCAGTTGGTCCTCTTCCAACTGCTGCTCCTGCTTTGGGGTCAGCACTAAAAGAGTCTGATGGTTCGGCAGATACGGGTGTTACCGCAACCACAGGTGTCTACAGATATTCTACAGAGAACGTTCCTCCTGTACCCCTTGACAACCAAACCGAGAAATTTAGCGTTTACGACGATATTATTGCAGCAAAAAGAATTACTTCTTCTTATGCAAGATCTGTTGTAAGAAGATACAACTGGGATACAGCAAACAATCCCAAGTTTGATATGTGGAAACCAAATTATTCAGCTACCCCAGCTGGTGGTGGACAGATTGGTGTTTCTACTGCTACGGGTGCAACTGGCATTGGTTCTTCAAAGTTCTATGTAATGAATCAGAACTATGAAGTATTCAAGTGCCTTTATAATGGTGAAAGCATCGCTAACCCAACTGGTGTTAACGTAGTTCATGAACCAAAGACCAACCCTTCAGCAGGTCTAGGTACATATGCTGCTGGAATCTTTACTGCTCCTGATGCTTCTTACATCTGGAAGTACATGTATACCATGCCTACCGATGATGTACTAGCATTCCTTTCTTCTGACTTCATGCCTATTGCTGCAGCAGGAGAAACATCTAGAGTTGCAACTGAAACTGCTGCTGTTGCTGGTTCTATTAACGTCGCTCTTATCAAAGATGCTGGCACAGGTCTTACCAACGGTACTTTCTATGCTCCTATCATGGGAGACGGTTCTGGTGGTGTTGTCAAACTAACAGTTGCTGCTGGCGCTATTTCTGCTGCAGAACTTGAAGTAGCAGGATCTGGTTACACTTATGCATCTGTTCCAGTTGTAACTGGTGTTCCTTCTGGAGTTTCTGGAAGCACTGAAGCAATTGGTCTCTTTACTGATACAGCATTGACCGTATCTCAAGCAGTTGCAGGAACGTCATCTGCAGCACTAGAGGTCATTCTTCCTCCTCAAGGTGGTCACGGATCCGACTTTGAAACTGAACTTAATACAAAGCGTGTCATGACGAATATTCGTCTCACCTTTGTTGAGAATGCTGGTGACTTCCCTGTAGATAACGACTTCCGTCGTATCGGTATTATCAAGGATCCTCTTGAGTACGGTACAACTACCTTCGCTACAGCAGATACTCTTTCTGGTCTAAAGTCAGTTAAATTGACTGGAGCAACTGGAAACTTTACTCCAGATGAGATGATCTCCCAGACCGTTGCTGGTGGTACTGCAATGGGCACTGTAGTCTCTTGGACCCTAGATGCTGGATCTCCAACTCCAACACCAGGAACCCCTGGTAGCGGCGTTCTGAAGTATATCCAGAGTCCAGAGTATCATACAGATGGTAACGGAATCGTAAGAGACTTCGCATCTGATGCTGCAAATGCAATCACTGGTGCTGCTTCTGCTTCACAAGGAACAGTTGAAGTTGCCTTGGCAGATGGAACTCAATTGGTGGGTGCTATCTTTACTGATGGTCTTGCATCTCCAGAGATTGAAAACAACTCGGGAGACCTCATATACATAGAGAACAGAAGACTAATCACTAGAGCAGCTGACCAAATTGAGGATATCAAGTTAGTCATCGAATTCTGATTATAAACGAAAACAAGACGGTAGTTTAATACAATGCCACAGAAGACTAATCTTAAAGCCGCACCATATTTTGACGACTACGATTCTGGGAACGACTTCTATAAGGTATTATTCAGACCTTCCTATCCTGTTCAAGGGAGGGAGCTGAATACTACCCAGTCGATCCTACAGAATCAGATTGAAAGTTATGGTAAATATGCTTTCAAACAGGGCGACCTAGTTGTCCCTGGTGAAGTTGGTCTGAATAAAATACTTGACTTTGTAAAACTATCGTCTGTTTCTGAAGTTGCTGTAAGTGTAGATGACGAAATCATTTACCAAAAATATGATATCAATAATCTAATTGGTCAAAAGATCAATGGATTATCTTCTGGTGTTGTTGCTCTTGTACAATCTATTGTAAGTGCAACCGATAATAATGCCGACACTCTTTACGTAAAATATTTAAATGCTGGTGATGGAGGAAACGAAGAAAGGTTCCGTCAAGGAGAAACGCTCGAAGTTGTGGATGGCATTAACAGCCCTCTTCTCGTTGTTGGCACTGACGGCAGTGTTCTACCTACTAGCGTTGCGGTAACCGACCCAGACACACAAGTTACTACATTTGTAGAAAGTGGTGCCATGGGATTTGCTTCTGCTGTACAAGTAGAAGAAGGTGTATATTTTGTTAATGGATATTTTGTAAGAAATTCTGCCGATTTAATTGTTGTTGATGGTTATAGTGACAATCCTTCTGTAAAAGTTGGTTTTAAGGTTACTGAAACTCTAGTAACTCCAGAAGAAGATCCCACACTATATGATAATGCATTTGGATCTTCCAACTATGCTGCTCCTGGAGCACATCGTCTAAAAATTAGTTTAAGTCTAGTACGATATTCTTTTGAAGAAACTACAGACAAGAATTTTATTCAACTTCTTTCTATTAAGAATGGAGTTATCCAAAAGCAGGTAAGACAAGCTGCATATAATACACTTGAGAATACTCTTGCTAGAAGAACTTATGACGAGTCTGGTGACTATGTTGTAGATTCTTTTGACTTTGACATCAGAGAGTTTTATCAAAGACCAGGTAATCGCGGTGTATATGCACCAGGTGTCAATGGACTTATTGGTCCTAACGGATTGAGTGCTTCTGAAGCAGCGAATACGATGGTTGCTACTATCGGACCTGGTAAAGCATATGTCCGTGGTTTTGAGATTGTCAATAAAGAAACAAAGTATATTGACGTTGATAAAGCGAGAGATACGCTTTCTAGAGACAATGTAACAATCAAGTCGAACGGTCTCGCATCGTTTACTATTACCAATGTATTCAACACTCTTCCTCTTAATGCCGAAGGTGCTGATCTAACTGCATATCCAACTATCTTCCTAAACTCCACATATAATGATGGAGTCAATGGTAGCAATGATCTAGAGTCTTCTACTGACTACATCCAAACTATCGAAAGAAGAGGTCTTGGATATGGAAAAGATGATGCTATCAAGACTATCTACTTGCAAGCAGCAATTGATCTAGGTCTTATTGATGAGTCAAGTATTGAACCAAATACTCCTTCTAATAAAGCAGATATCAAAACTCTCTACTTTGTTTCTTCTAGAACTTCTGCTAATGGTGTAGCGTCTACCGAATCCGTAAAAGTTCTTTCTTTTGCAAAAGTAACCAGACCAGAAGTTGGAGATGTTAACGCACAGTATTTGCAATTAACTGTTCTTGGTAGAAAAGATTTTCTAGATAATCTCTTCCTTGAGTATGATGATAATGTATCCACAAAAAGAAGATTCCTTTATAAGTCTTTAGCAGAAGTTCAGCAAGAGATTAATGATGTAGGTTACATTGTTGACTATAGCAATACTATTGTACCTTTGGTTGGTATAGCAAAACCAAAAGATGTCAGCCTAGTTGGCAGACCTGATGGATTTAATGCAGATACCGATATTGTTATTTCTCGCGGTAAACTTGCTGATGGAACAGCAATTTACAATGGTAAATTTAATCTATCCTATTTCAATCCAGTATTCTTTACTCGTTTGCTTGTAGATTCTACTATTAGCAACGGATTTGCACCTGGTAAATATATCACAGGTTCCACCAGCGGTGCCTATGGGGTTGTAGAAGGCAATGCAAATGGATTCTTGTCTCTTGGTAAGAGTCTTTACGTTAAGACTCTGTACGGGACCTTCTTGCCTGGTGAGACAATTACAAGTGAAGAGGGAGATCTCCTACGTATTGCAGGTGAAAATACTATTTCTCACTTTGTTGTTTCTAGACAAGGGACTGGATATACTGCTGGATCCAGAGTTTCTGTCAATGGCACTCGCTTCGAGCTTAAAGATGTCAATGTAGGCATCAATGGTGGAACACTTTATAAGATCGAAATTTTAAATAGAGATGTTTTGCAGACAGAATATTCTGCACCTCCAACTATTGACATTGAAGGAACTAGTACGATTGTTGCTAATGTTATTCCTGTTCTATTCAAGAACACTGTTCTGACTTATACAGCACAGAATGTTAAGTCTCTATATTCAGAGTTTGGATCTTCCAGTAAGTTCTCTGCTGATATCGAAACTCAAGATACAGAATTCTCCGAAACAAAAGCTGTAACCCAATACACATTTAGTGGAACTAAAGGTTACAAATATATTGAGTGTAATGGATTTGGTGCAGATGCATCACTCATGCTCGTCCAAGGTGACGTTATTCAATTTAATGATGATACTGGTAGACTAAACAAATTTATTGTAGATCTAGTAACTATTCCAAAAGGAACTGATAAGTCCAGAATTTATTTCAACAGTGCCCTGCCTGATACAGTAACATCAGTAGCTGTTGTTAGATTGCGTCCTATTATTACAAATGGAACCACATCTACACTTCTGTTCCCAACTGGTAGTAAAGAAGTTGGTAGTCTTGTCAAGTCCACAGAAGACACCAAGATTAGTTATTACATCAGAAGAGATTTTGTAACTACTGGTAGTGACAATGGTGGCAACATTACATTTGCTGCTCAATTAGATTTTGGTACACAGAGATTTGTTCCTTTCACAGAAAAAGATTTCCTAATCACTGTTCTAGACAAGGGTGGTTCTGATCTAGTTGAAACTGGTGATGTTGTTTATGTGTCTCCAGATTTTGTCAGCATCCTTAATACTACTGACGCTACATCTGGTCTATCTTCTGGTAGTATCACACTTACCTTCCCTGGTAACTATTTTGGTAATAATGTAACTAACTTCCCCAAACTGAAGTTGACTGCTACCATTGAAGTTTC